TCTTTTGTATATGGTAAAATACGAGATAACATTAATATCATTATAGTATCATTTTGCATAAAGTTAAAGCGTTTTTTTAACTTTTTACTAATTTTATCACATACAATCTTATAATGTAGTTTATTCTTTTTAGTTCTTACAAACCATAAACTATCTATGTCTTGTCTTAGTTTGTTTGCATCGAAATATATACTATTTAAATTGGTGGGGTTAGCATCAATTAAATAAAACTTTCCATCTGAGTACATTATATTTTCTAATGTAAAATCACCATGTATTAAGCTTTGAGGCATATCAGACCATTTCTCTTTTAATATAAAAGATAAGTTTACATCTTTACCAAGATCTAAAACTTTAGCTAATACAGGTTCATAAAAGTCTACATAATCCGAATTATCTAGACACCACTCAATATATCCAGTAATAAAATCTATTAATTTTTCTACATCTTTTTCAGTAGCAGATTCAAGATATGACGCCATATCCTGTCCGTTAATATACTCCATAACGATCTTATCATCTGTTACTTCATATACATGCGGTGTAGGAAACGGGAGAGCATTAAGGATCTCTACGCTCTCCCGTGCTTTCGCATAGTTCTCTTTAACTACGAAGTATTCATTATCTTCTTCATAGAGAGATACAGTAGCGCCAGAATGTCCTTTAAGATGCTTTACGAATTTTAGCATTATCTAAAGTTTCTCTCAATTTATTAATATTAACATGCATGTGAGAATTTTTAGGTTTTGGTCTTTCTTCTGGCATATCTAAAGTCTCAGCTTCGAATGTATGCCAGTTTAAATCACAAGGAATAGCAATATTATTCCAACCACACTCTTCAGCAACTTCAAATGAATGATTAAAATCAATAACAGTTGAACCGGGCTTCATAGCATGGGTATGAGTTAGACCAGCACCTGTTGGACTTACAACAACATCTGCTGTAGCAAACATATTTAATTTTTGTTGGAGTGACATGCCTGCCATGGAATTTTCTTTATGAGTATTCATAGGAAAAAAACCGTACTCATCTACTAACATATCAATAACTTCAGCCTCGTTTTTTACATTACGAGCTACAGCATCATTACGTGATAGGTAAATACGTTTAGGAGTATCTTCTACTGGTTCACCTTTAAGATTGTCTCTTAAAAATTCAACAGCCCAGGTCGCTGCTTTACCTCTATATGAGATAGCTGGATACGTTGCAACATGAATCTTTTTACAATTAATAGAGATAGGAGTATCTAACTGTACTATTCTTTTCTTAATATCAGGAAAGAATTCTAAACTATCTAACTGCCATTGAGTTAAAACGTTAGTAAAAATTACACATTCTTTTTTACGGAAAGCTTCGATGAGAGGTAAATCTTCTAAAAACCAATGCCAGTATTGGCCAATATTAAACCAAGTAAAGCACTCTTCGACAGTTTTAGAATTCATTTGATGAACATATTCTAGATCAAGTTTAAACTCGCCGCGAGCATTAGACCAGAAAGGACTTTTTGTTCTAAAATTATTAGCATCTTTAGTAAAACGTTCATGATAAAACTTACCGTCCTTAACAACACCGGCAAGTCCATGCTCCCACGAACCACTCAAAGCAGTGGCGTTTTCAAATGTAACTATTTCGCAAGGAGGAGCTCGGTATTTAAACTCTCGACCACTTATTACATATTCTCTAAAATTTGATTTTTTTACTAATTCACCCTCAGGTGTTGGAGTTTCTTGAACCATCATTTTTTAAAGTACTCACATGCTTTGAATGAATTTTGCATCCTATAAATTCATTGTAGTAATCGTCTCTTAATAAGACATCATTATCGAATTGAAGCTTAGCTTCAAAATAAGTACATTCACCTTTAGTTTTACACAGGCGAAGTATCTTACGATCAAATCTATCTCTTCCAGATTCTTCTACTAATGACTTAACCTCATCACTAGACCCAAAATAATCTTTCCAATCAGATTCAATCTTTACTATTCTTTTTCTAGTTTTACCTTTAAGTGGTGGACGCTTCCTTGTATTCCAAAACCACTTCTTACCAATATATTTCTTACCATTATCTAAATCAGTTATCTCATAAACAAAGCCAAAATTGTCGTCAATCATATCAGAGGTAAATTCATTACCTTCGTATATCCACATTAGTCGTCATCGTTAAAATCTAATTCACCTTGATATTCTTCTTCTATATCATAAGTATCTAGCTCGTTGCCACAAAAGGGACAAAAAGCTGGCTCTTCCATAATATCCTCTTCAATAAATGTGATAGTATATTCAGCCCCACAACCGTCACATAAAAATTCTTCTACTGTTTTTCTGCTCATATATTATTATAACCCTTTGTGTTGATTAACACGTTTTCTTAAGGATGATGAACTAAAGCGATGATCTCGCTTGTTAAAATATAACTCTATACCTCTACGTCTACAAACATCTTTACCTGTAAAATCTTTCTGCTTGTACTCTTCGCCTAGTATACGAATATTAATAGGTAGCATTTCAAGCATATCACATAAATCACTTTCTGATTCATACGGTATGATTTCATCTACATACTTTACTGCTGCTAGTTGTATATATCTTTCTACAAGAGTCTGAACCGGAGAGTTTTTTGTTTCGCGATCTATTGCAGGATCAACTTGTAAACCACAGATTAAATGATCACATTGAGATTTAGCATCTCTTAACATTTGAATATGACCGGCATGAAGTAAATCAAACGCCGAGCATGTAAAGCCTATTTTCATTATAATGGTATCCAGTGATTAATTTCATTAAAAGGATTTATATGTTTTGCTGGAACAATATCAAAAGCAATTGTAACTCTTGGACTTTCTTGATTCCACTCTGAAGATTTATGTCTATCATCTTCACTTTTACCAATTACTAATAAATCATTTTCACTTTTTATATTAATTATATCTTCAAGAAATGGCAATTTGTAGCTAGTAAAACTATCAGGCTCGGTGTTTACACAATAAAAACCGTGCCATACTTTCATACCAGCTGGCCAATGGCCATGCCAATCTATGTAATCTCCTCGGTTATAAACATTGACCCAAGATTGAATATAAACTGGCTCTGTAGATTTAGTTATCGATTTGTAAGTGTCTCTTATACTATAAAATAAATTATAAAAGCCTGGAAGATTATATAAAAATAAATTGTATTGGTTGTAAAGCTTAGTAGTTGTAGGAGCATTACCTTGATAACCATTACCATTATCATGAAAAGTATTAATTATAAAGTTATATAATTCATTACTGCTTCTATATATTTCACTACTATTTAAATTTAGTTTTTTAGTATAAAGATAGTTATAATAATTTTGCATAATAAAAAAACCTATATTATAAGGTCCAACCAGTTCCGTTATAACCTGTTTCTTCTAGATATGAGGTAAGCTTGTCATAACCGCCAATCTTGTCTGCACCAACTTTAATTTGTGGAAACGTACGAGCTCCTGGAAACTCTTCTAAAACATCATCACGTGAAAAGTCAATATCTAGTTGTTTGTAAATATAATCTAAGTTTCTAGTTTCACATAATTGTTTTGCTGACATGCAGCTTGGACAGTTTGCCTTACCCCATATTTCTATCATAGACTTAACCCCTGGAAAGTGTTTTCGTTTACATCTTTCTTCACCCCACCAATAACATAAGATGTGATTTCTGTTTCTTGTGGTGCAACTTGCACTTCTCCACCCGCAATCCATTTTTGAGTCCAAGGTAGTGGGTTCGCTTGCGGTACTTTATAAGGACAATCGATACCTGCTTTACGCATACGACGTGCAGCAATCCATTCGACATATTGTTTTAGTAGATCAGCATTTAGACCAATCATAGAACCATCTTTAAAAAGATAATCAGCCCATTCTTTCTCTTGATCTACAGCTTTAATAAACATTGCTCGTACATCTTCTGCACATTCAGCTTCAATCTTTTTAAAGTCTTTATCATGCTCTGGAAGTAATTTAAGCATATGCTGAGTAGATGCTAAGTGAAGGTTTTCATCCCGGGCAATAAGCTTAATAATTTTCGCATTACCTTCCATCTTTTTGAGCTCGGCAAACGCCCACGAGCACGCA